AAGCAAGATGCTTGACTCTGTCGGTCAGCACAAGGGTGCTTACTGGCTCGTGGTTAATCGACTAGTCGCTGACCTCGGCTTTGAATCTATCAAAGATAACTGTGGTCAAAAGCGTGAGCGTCTTTGGTATGGCAACACCAAAGCTGACTGGACAGTAAATGCAGGAGCTGAAGTTCCATCATTCTTACTAGATGACATTGACTACGAAGACGTCACAGACTTCGTATCCGCTGACGTCAGTGATCAAGACATTAGACGTTGTCAGTGGCTTCTCAGTAACTATCTAACACCTTCTGAAGACGGTGAGTATGAAAGTTACTACGTCCCAGTTATGGCCGCTTGTGCCGCCATGGGACAACCGCTATTTGATAGCTGGGTTGATTGGGTTCTCCGTGGTCATCACGGTGAGAAGCCTGAAAATATTTTACCTTTCAAATGGCGAGGCCTCGGTAACTACTCTGGACCTGCTAAATTGTATTCGCTTGCTAAAAAGCAAAGCAGTAACTGGACATCACAGTTGCCACCTGAACTTCGGTTCGGTGCTGCAGGATCAGCAGTTGGTTATACCGAGTTTGATGAACTGCCGAACTTTGATGACGTTATTAATACCTTGGAGACAACTGTGCAACCTGAATTTGAACCTATACCTGATGCATCACAAGCAAAGAAAACAAAAAGTGGTCGTCCTAAAAAGTCCAGCAGCGATGCTGCTAAGGAACGTGAGGATGACGTTAACAAAGTCAAAGAGATCTTATCGCTATTGCGGAAGAATCAACTGACTGGTGCCATTGAATATACGGACGCTACCGGCAAGACCATTGAGCTTGAAGGTAACGACCTTGATTTGATGACTACCAAGATGGCTTGCGAACACGGCATCTTTATTCCTGAGATGCGCATCAAGTCAGCCATCCAGTATGCAGCAGGCAAAAATCGTTACTGTCCCATCAGACGTTATCTCGATAGTTGCTCTGCTCATGCAATTCCCCATAAGGACTGGGATCGTATTGGAGAAATTTTTCTAGGCAATAAACACAACCTCTCTACCCTTGCCATGCAACGGATGATGATTGGTGCTGTTGCTCGTGCCTATAACCCCGGCTGTTCTATGTCTTGGCTTCCCATTCTTGTGGGTGCTCAAGGTGTAGGTAAGTCAATGTTTAGTCGTAGCCTTGTACCTGACAAACTGTTTGCTGAAGTCAGCACTCCACTGGAGACGCTGATGAAAGAGCAGTATCGATTGCACGTTGCTTGGTTACTAGAGCTGCCTGAGATTGATCACTTCTTTCAAGCACGGAATATTGAGAACTTTAAGAATCTAATTACAACTAGATGCGATGAAGTTCGTAGACCTTATGCTAGTCTTCCAGAGCGACTTCTACGTCGCTTTGTTATGATTGGCACCACCAATCGTAATCAGTTTCTTGTAGATAGCACGGGCAACCGTCGCTTTGTACCACTAGAGATTGGGGCTAATTTCCTAATCCCTTGGAAGCAGTTAGCAGAAGAGCGTGACAGCCTATGGGCGTCAGCTGTGCAGGCATTTCGTGCCGGTGAATCATATGAATTCAACAGCGGAGAGATTGCACAAATTGCTGAGTACATTCAAGAGTTCGGTGACCCCGACCCTTGGACTGAAAAGATCAGCAGCTTCTGCTCTATCAAGGAAGAGGTCACTGCAGCTGAAGTATTGACCCAAGCTTTGGACTTAGATCCAAGGCAACAGGGTAGACGCGAAGCTCGACGTGTAGCAGATGTTCTGCAAACACTGAATTGGCGGCGTCTCAATACATCACGCAGAGACCCAGTAACCAAAAAAGTTAAATCCGTTCGTCTGTGGATTCGTCCATCAGATGATCCATTAACTGAAGACCATATTCTCAACGATTTTTAATTAAAATGAAAGCAAATGATATTCAGATCGGACTGCGGGTCCGTGTGTCTACGAACGATCAGACTGCCCTCATTGTTGGCAGGCCGGAGTATTACACTCCACGCACCAAGCTAGTTCGCATCAAGTATGAGAACAGTACTCGGTATGAATACACAATCAATACTTTGATTGAACCTCTATCTACCGAAGAACAATACCCAGCACTGGGTGGCATTCACGTTAAACCTAAAGGAGACTTTTAATATGGCTGAAGCGCAACCAAGCAAACGAAGAGGAGGGCATACATACGGTAGACGTAACCTTCAAATTTCTAATACAGCAGAAGAAGGTGAGCTCTGTATTTATAGCGGTCACTCACTAGGTAGATTCTCTTCTCATTCAATGCGTTACGACAGTCATCAAGCCTGTGTGCGTTGCGTAGGTTCAGCTCGTGAAGGAATGCTCTCCTTTGATATTGACAGACTGCTAAAGAAGTATCGAGCTAAAGCTCTTAAGTTCTGGTCGCAAGTTGATATAGGAAGTCCTGACGAATGTTGGGACTGGAATGGGACCATTAACCCACGTACTAAACAACCACAGTTTGCTTGGCGGCGTCCAGGTATCAGTACTTCCACTCAGCATCATCCTCAGCGTGTTGCTATGTGGTTTACCTGGGGTGATCTTGGGTTTACTGGAGTCAAAACTACCTGCGGCAACAAGTATTGCTGCAACCCTTTTCATTTAATTCCGCAGCATATCGGCGTCTTTGTTGATCAAGATAGCTATATGGATTCTTTTGAACTTGCTTGTCAGTTGCATACATTAAAGCAGCAAATTCAAGAGTATGTAATGGAAGAAGCACTCAAAGAGCAAGCAAAGATGGATGAGTCAGCTGATATTGACGCTCGTTCAGCTCTACTGCTTGACCCAAATACTGACTTTGGTGCACGATTTGAAGCTGTTATGACTGACATGGCAGCCGGCAATCACATCTCACAATTCAAGCCTTCTGATCCTGGTAAATATCGAGCTCCAACAGATAATGAGGAGAACGATGATAACCCCACAGAAGAATTTTAATTAGAATATCATTACAAAAGAGTCATTAAATTATGTCACGTCGTTCCGATTTACTTCAACAACTTCTTCAATCTGACAAATGGGGAGAAGAGAAAGAACAGGAGCAAAAGTTCCTTGCAGCAACTGCTGAATTGATTCTTACAGACCTTATTAACATCGCAATGAACGGTGTTGAAGCCCGAGGTGCTGGCACTCTCGTATTGAATTTGCAGAATGATTCCACTACTTACATGAGTGGATCTGATATCGAAGGAGATATTGTTGTTGCTGAAAGTGAGAGTGACCGGGATGTCCTGGAATTCTTACGCAAGCTAATGGAAGAGATTGACGAAAATGACTGGTCTAAAAACGTTTTAATTACATTGATCAGTGATGCTGGAACAAGAACATTTAGTGTCGAAGCAGGTGGGAGCCAAGAAAGCTTCCGAGAGATCACAGCAGAATTTAGCGGATAAGTTAAAAGCTTCTGGTATCAAGCTCCCTCTCTACCCGACACCACAGATTATCGAGAGAGCTAGAACAGTCATGGGTTCTATTGACTATGACCCTACTTCAGATCCTGTACAACAAGTGCTTGTTGATGCAACTAGCGTTCCGTCTGTAGAGATTAATCCCCTACAAGAACACTGGCATGGCAACGTTTTTGTAGCACCGAAAGGTGCTGTCAGAACCACTCGTATCTGGCTTAATAAAACCATTGACGAGTATCGTAATCATCACATTGATAGCTTTGTATTTTTTACTAACGCAAGTGAGATCATGCGAGCAGGTCCTGCTCTACTTGATTATCCTTTCTGTATTCCGTTTAAACGAGTTAAGCAATTAAGAGCTACAGCATCTGGGTTCGAACCGATTTGTCCATCTGCCTGGAATATTCTTGTCTATGGGCCTCCAGTCGAAGTAGCTGTTAGCGCAATTGATAAAGTTACTTTGTTCTACAACACCTTCCGTGACATTGGACGTGTGTGTCTCAATGAGTTTGCAGGAGATTCTTGGCAACGGGATCTTGATTATTACAACGAGACACGAGGAAATGTTTAATGTCCAAGCATCTCTCTCCAGACGTATTCTTTGATTTGCCTTCCGGTAACCGTGTCCATCCTTGGCGACTTATCCATCGAGATGGGACCATCATGTGGAAGCACGCCTTGTGGCATCCAAATGGTTACACTTATGTTCCTAATGAACAATCGCACGAAGCGCATATTATTAAGACAGCACAACGTTTGGAGGAGTTGAACTGCTGGGTATCACAAGGGCTTGATCCTTGGGAGTTTTTACTTCCAATCAATTGGTATTGCATTGATCATGAGCAAGAAGCTTTTCAAAAAGGATACGCCTGTATTTTTAAACACACGTCTATTGAGAATGAGCTGATACTAAAAACCCTTGCACCACACATTCAAGATCATGAAATTCTTGAAGAGTGCAGGCAAGGTCTTTACTTCCAGCGATGTTAGCCGGCTAACGCCGGCCATTAGTTTATTCGAATTCGTAGAATTTAGTGATCAGACGATCCAAATACCAGCGTGCTTTCTTTGCATCCTCTGCTGGATTGTCTTTGTTCCAAATTCGCAACAGGTACTTCAGCGCCTGTGCTTGAAGCATACCTTGAGTTGGTGTAGGTGCATCTTGAATTGCATCTTCAATTACATCGATTGCTTCTAAGCGTCCGCGTGTGTAATGTGATGGATGATTGACTCGATCTTCATTAAAGGTAGATTCAATACTGTCTCTAAATTTCTCATCCCAATCATTGAACATATTAAATTGATTTTTGAATTCCTTGTAATCCATATGCCTCATTATCTAACAGACTCTCTTACTATAGATACGACAGTATAAATATGCGAGATATGCCCGCGTTTAAATCTGACCCTACATTTATTCCAAATAAAGAGAAATACTTTATGGGAATAGCAAAGCAAGTTGCCGAAGCATCTAACCATCCAATAGCAAGTGGTGGTTGCATTATTGTGCGTGATCGTGAGATAGTTGGTGATGGAAGGAGCTGCTTAGCTGAGTGCAAAGTTGAAATTGACTGTGTCACATACGCTATTGCTACAGCTTGCAAACGTGGAACACCTATCACAGGAGCTGTTGTATATACCACTCGTTACCCATACTCTGCATCTATTTTTCAGTTGTATTTGATGGGTATCAAAAAAGTTGTTGTCCTGGCTCATGAGTGGGAGCCTTACTACAAGGATGAATTTAGACGTGCTGCACGACTAGCACGTGAATTAACCATATCTATTGAACCAATATTTGAAGACGAAGATGAAAGATTCTCAACAAGCAACCAAGCTCCACGCTTCGACGAGCGTGAAGATCAGTTCGAAAACAAAGACCTCTATACGTATTGCCCGGCAACAGAAGATGGTATCAGCCCTGAAAAATATGACGAACAAATCAATGACTCAAACGACCCTACTATTTGACTTGGAATCCACTGGCCTACTGCGTCGTGGTAGCCAGCTGCACTGCATTGTTGCCCGTGACACTAATGCAATTGACGAACCTATTGTGTGGGACGCACCACGCGGCAACTTAAGTGAGGGTGTCGAACAACTCAAGCGTGCTGACATTCTTATCGGTCATAACATTGCAGGCTTCGATGTCCCACTTATCAAAGAACTGTATGACTTTGAACCTCAGGGTGTCCTTATCGATACCTTGGTTTTATCACGGCTGTTCTATCCACACATTGCAGACCGAGACTTCGAACGTCGCCCCCTCGGTATGCCACAAAAACTCTATGGCCGTCATAGCCTAGAGGCATGGGGCTACCGACTCAAGTGCTTCAAAGGTGACTTTGGTAAGCACGAAGCTGCTTGGGATGTTTACACACCTGAAATGCTTGACTACTGTATTCAAGATACAGAAGTAACTGTAAAACTATATGAGCTGATGCTCCGGAGAATGAATGACTATGCCTAAAAAAGATGCACCATTAACTATTGAAGAAGTCGTCGAGGCTTCTGATGTATTTTTCCCACTCTTTAATGAAGTCTCTTCTCGTATGCCAAAAGGCGCTCAAGTAGAAGACACACTTAAGGTGATGGAGAGCGTTGCTAAATTGGCACAAAAAGAACGCGCTAAGAAACGCGAAGAAAAGACTAAAGAAAAATTCGGGTTTAACAAAAATGCTTGATTGTGTAAATCTTGAGATGCGCATGGCTGAGATTATGGCTCAGCAAGAAGCTTCTGGTTTTAGATTTGACGTTGCCGCTGCAGAGCGTGTCCGTGCTGAGCTCAATCAAGAGGTCACAGACTTACAAGCTAAAATTCAGACACGTTTTATTTACGTGCCCGGTAAAGTCTTCACGCCTAAACGTAAAAATGGCACAAAAGGTCATGTTGCAGGTGCACCCTTTACCAAACTGCTTGACTTCAACCCTACTAGTCGTCAGCACATTGCTTGGGCACTGCAGAACTTTAGACAGGCACGCTTTACCAAGCTGACTGCCAGTGGTAAGCCCCAGGTTGATGAGGCTGCATTATCTGAGCTGCGTGACATTGCACTGCAGCAGGGCAAAGAACTACTGCATGAAGAGTGCGAGATGTTTATTCGCTTACTGACATTGCAAAAATGGCTAGGTCAGTTGT